CATCACTGTAAGGGGTAATTTGCCCTCTTTTTCAGCAACAAGTAGTGCCATTTCGAGCGTTACGGTGCTGTCTTTGCCTCCACTAAAGCTGACTACCACTTTATCAAACTCTCTGAACAAGAAAGTAATTCTTTCTACAGCTTGGTCAAATACGTTATCTCTCAGAAAAATTTTCATACTTTTTTCATTTGAGCAGACATAACAGTAATGCACTTTCCATCGTAATCAGATGCTACAAAACGCTTACCACCACCTTCTAAAAAGTTTTTTACGCAAGCTCCATATCCGCAAGTAAAATCTCCAAGGCACTTAAACTTTGATCCAAGGTGCTGGCAAATAACTTCAGTGTTGTCTGTTAATCCTGTATACGTGTCTCTCCATATTGCAACCATCGCACCATTGCCGTTTAAAATAGTTTCAATAATCTGATTTGGCTTTGGTAATTTGTTGAGCATTTGTTGACCTAGCAAAAGATAGACAGGCTTTTCCGTGCCTGTAATTATTTTGGATATTGAATTTGCTAAATCATTATAAGATGCATGATCTACGCCAGCCCTTTTATTAAAAATTTTAAATCCATGAGGCCAAGGTGGTTCCGCATACAAAACATCACATTCATCAAACTGTTCTGGCAATCCATCAGCTATTATATCGTTTTGCATCATCATGCCTTTGGGGTGAACAGCCGTTTTTGTTTCAGATACGTTGCTATAAGTAATTGATCCTTTTGCAAGAGCGGTATGATAAATTTTTTTCATAAACCTAAATCCTTATCTAAAAAAGTAAAAGATTGCCTGTTTGTACTTGCTCTTCTAGGGTCTATCATTGATTTGCCAACCCTATGGTCGACTAAACTTGGACAATGTATCCAGTATTTTATTCTTGCTTTGTTTAAATAATCAGCAACCATTGAATCTAAAGGGTGTGATTTGTGTGTAATGTTGTCGTACTTTTTGCTAAACGCCAAAATGCCGCGTGACATCTTTTCAGGAAAGTAAGTGCATTGTGCCATCAAGTATGATCTTCCAGAATCCCACCTACTTCCTTCTGTCAAGTCAGCTTTCCTCATGCTAAAAAACTGAATTACTGAACTTGGCTTATCAAATACAACTGCTTTGAGTTTCTCCTCAAAATTATTAGTTATCCAAATATCATCTTCTAAATTTACAACAGCATCATTGCCAGCCATTTCAAGAGATTTAATCCAATTTTGCATTGCCCCACCAACATCATCAAAACAAATCTCTACCGATGGGATGCACTTTTTAACATAATCAGCATAATGCTCTCTTCCAGCGCAAGTCCTTAAAATATATCTCACAACACTTTCCGATTTATTATTACTGCATCATTCGGGTTTTTATCCATTACCCAATATTTATATCCGTTATAGTTAAAACAAACATAAGGCCAACCACGAAACATCTCGGTTTTTCCAAACTCTCTTATCTTATGAGCGCACTTAATAAACAATGTTGGATCGTCCCAATCTTTCTTTCTTGTATAAAAATGAGGATTTTTAGGCATTGTTTTGGCAAATATCCAATCATGCTTTTCTAGCACTTGAGATAATGCTTTGACTTGAACTTCTGGACTAAATGCCATCAAAAGTAAACGTCTCAGCACAATACGGACACATAACCTCCGTCCCTCTTGCTGAACGATCTCCAGTAAGCCTATCCATGTTATCTGACATTGCTGTTTCGGCTTTACTTATATCTCCTTCATTAACATCTGTAAATGAGGTGGTCGGCTGTAGGTTTGGCTCAAAATCTAAAGAAATACTTTCATCAAAACCTATCAGACTTAAATCAAACCCAGAATTATTTATCTCTTTTAGCTCTGCAAAATATAAAGAGCTATCCCATTCACTACCCTCAGAAAGTTTGTTATCAGCAATAACGTAAGCTTTTTTCTGAGCATCAGACCAACCTGTAGCAGTGATGCATGGGACTGTTTCCATGTTTAAAGATTTAGCCGCAAACAATCGACCATGCCCTGCTAAGACAACCTCTTTTTCATCAATCAAGATTGGAACGGTAAATCCCCACTCTCTGATGCTATTTGCAAGCTGAATTATCTGCTCACTACTATGAATGTTTGGATTTCTATCGTAAGGAATTAACTCGTTGACAGGCATTTGCTTTACATCTTTGGCATGAATTGTAGTCATCTGACACTCACTTTTTAAGTCTAAAACTCATTGTACATCATGCGCTTTAAGCTGAAAAGCCCATAAAGAATAAAAAAAAGTACGATTTGTGCAAATAAATGTTTGCATTTGGAAACATCATGTGCGACTATAGCTTTGTTGAATAAATAACTAACTTAATAAAAGGTGCTTGAAAATGTTGAATTTACCAAAAATTAGCAATAAGAAGTTCGGAATTGAAGTTGAGTTTGTAGGCGCTTGCCCTCGGCAGGTTGCTAGAGTTATTAATGAGGTAGAGGGTGTTGAGTGTTCATTTGCTGGTTATACCCATATTACCACTAGCTACTGGAAGGTAGTTTCTGATGCCTCGCTTAACAGCGTTCGTGGTTATGCTGGAGAATTGGTTAGCCCAATTTTGCAAGGCACTGAGGGTGTCACCGAATTGTTCAAAGTTCTTGAGGCTCTTAATTCTGTGGAGGGTGTAACAGTAAACCGTAGCTGTGGTTTACACGTTCACCTAGATTGTCGGGAAATGAACATAAACGAAATTAAAACTGTATTTTCTCGTTACGAGCAATACGAGGAGCAAATTGATCTTTGTATGCCTCGCTCACGCAGGGGCAACCCTCGCTGGTGTGCTGGTACTAGCATGGTTAAAAATAGCATTAAACGTGCTACCACTAAACCAAATGCGGCTAGAGCGGCTGGGCGTTACTACAAAGTAAACCTAACTAACATCCACACTCGCGGTTCTATGGAGTTTCGCCAGCATAGCGGAACCACTGAGTTTAAGAAAATCGTAAACTGGCTTTCTTTCCTAATGCAGTTTGTTGAGAGTAGCATCCAGATGGCTAACTCAACAGCGGTCAAGCCTAGTGCATGGTATGCACAGCTTAAAACTTTAGTCGGAAAGTGGGGCGGTGAGCTTAGTTATAGCAAGTCTACTAGAAGCTGGAATGTTGTTAAAAACGGCGTCTTAGTAACTAGCCTTTCTAATTGCCAAATCACAGAGCTATATGTTAGTGGTTCCGCAATGAAAGCAAAAGGTTTGCGCCCATTGCACCAGTTAGAGAACCTGCTAGAAGCATACGGCCTTCCTTACTCTGAGCTTATGGACGCTGTAAGCAACCCTGTTACAGCCTTAGAAAANGATNNAGGCATTTACCACGGCATTACTAACCAAATCCAAGATTACCTTGCAGAGCGCCAAGATGAGTTGGCATAAACAAATTACTAAACCAAAAGGAAANATCAAGATGAACGTAATAACTGAATACTTATATGGAGCTTATGGCTCTAACCTTAACAAAGATCAAATGAGCTTCCGATGCCCTAATGCAAAAGCTGTTACAAGTTATGAGCTAAAGGGACACGCTCTAAAGTTTAGAGGAGTTGCTGATGTAGAAGAGGCATCAAGCACCGATTCAGTACCCTTGGGATTGTGGGAGATAACAGATGAGTGCGAAAAAAGCTTGGACAGATATGAGGGATTCCCTAACCTGTACACCAAAAGGTTTATCACAACTAAGCATGGATTGGTTATGATTTATGTTATGGTGGAGCAACACACTGTATGCCCTCCTAACAGCGGATACCTTAATGGTATAGCAGTAGGTTACTTTGACTTTAAACTGGATAACACCCTGCTTAAAAACGCTCTAACACATAGCTACTCGCACCAGAACAACCTGCAACGATGGAGGCCAAGACAGCTGTAATTCAGCAAGCCCTCACTCTTATGGATTGGGGGCTTTATTTTAGATTCCTTAACGTGACCTGTTTAGACCTTTCTGTTTCCCAAGTAGCCTCTGATATTCGTAATATTCTTTTAGCAGTTTCAGCTTTGACTCCAAGCGTTTGCACATCCAGATACCGTTGCTCCCAATCTTGATGCGTTCTTACCAATCCCTCTGCCATAACTCCAGATGCTTTGTTTCTCATGTGCGCCATCTTGATAGCNGCNTCCCATGCTTTGAAGCTGGCCTCTGTTTCTGCTAACTGCAAAGATGCCTGTTCATAATTGGATATTGCTTGCGACCATATTTCTAAACACTGGTCCACTGGGTCAGACAGGTTTTTTGACTCTGCAATCCGTTGCTGGTCTAAAAGATGAGATGCTCCCCTCATAGTATTTTCCATGAAATTTTGTTTATCAGTCATTGCTTACTCCTGTTAATTAAAAGTTTTATATCTTCTACCACCGCAAAGCTTATCTGATTGGTTGTATAACGAAGAACCTTCCATCCATCTAACAGCGCGGTATTATATTTTATTAGGTCAGCAGAATATCCTGACCCCCTTGTATGTCTGCCCTGTGAATAGACTCCACCTTCTACCTCAACCGCTATTTTCGTCAGGTTTGGAAAGTCACCAATCGCAAAATCAAATCGCCACTTGCGAACTGGATGGAACCTGTACTCTCTGTGGAATGGTATTTTGTGATGTTTAAGCAACAAAACAAGCCCTTCCTCGCCTTTTGATTTAACCACCCTTGTAACTACCTTCCATAACTGTAACTCTCGTTAGGAGGCTCTACAAACGTCCTACTAGCGCTATCAAAATTAAATGTTGCTTCTCCAATCTGACCGTACATTCCCTGCTCACGAATTTTTCTTGTAATGACCTGTATGCTGTTATTGTCAAAATCTCTATGCACCACCACCACCGCATCAGCTTGGTTGTGCCAATGAGCCGCGCCACTTATATCATAAGCGCTAGGAGCTTGGTATCCGTTGTTCTCTTTCTGCAATTTTGTTGGATGTGCAACAACCCACGTTGTAATGTCGTGCATCTTGCAAAACCTTTTACACTTGCTTATGAAATCTCTTATATGCTCATCTTCCCTATAGCTACCCTTGCGGCTGGCATCAACCTCATTGTAAGGATCAATAACAATACCATTACATCCATACTTCTGAATGCTTACCTTTGCAAGCTCAAGAATTTTATCAATGTTCGGGATATGCTCTCTGGTTTCTATAAAGTAAAAATGCTTTTGTATCCACCTCATACCCTCGGTTGCCTCTTCCTCAGACATCCTACCATTGAAGCCTTGATCAAAAGGTTTGCCAGTAAACATTTGCAATAAACGCCTGATGTGCATTTTTGTTGAATGCTCTGGAGAGAACATCACAAACTTCCAATCATGCTTGAGGCCAAGCTGGATAAGGCACTGATCTAAGAATGTACTCTTGCCGTGATTCGGTATGCCTGTCCAGACATGAAACGTACCCTTCATCACTTTATAAATTTTATCAAGGTTATGGTATCCAATATTTACAGGCTTATCATAATTGCCACGGTATAAATCCATAACATCATTGTAATAAGTGCCGACTGTATACAACCCATCAACTGGATATGGCCTTGCATTATTTATTAGCTCATGTAAAAACTCTTTGCCATGCTTTATCAATACATCATTTGCATCCTTGCAATCTTCTGGGGGCTTAACGTGCCAGCACTTTACTTTTCCATACCTATGCAACAACTCTTTTTTAAGGTTATCACCAGCGCCATCAGCATCACAAAACAATATAATTTTGTTGGCTTTAAGTGGATGAGTTTGCAAGCACTTAAACCGCTTATCGTTTTCTTTATATGCCGCTTTAGCTGGAGCGCCATCAGGCAAAGTTGTGACGTAAGAAAAACCAGCTTCATGCACACTTAAAACATCCATCTCACCCTCAACAAAGATGGCTACATTGGAGTCCGCTACTGCCTGATAGTTATATAAAGATTTAACTGGATCTTTGCTTTGCTTAAACCTTTTATCTTTGTGCCTATATTTTATGTTATCGCACTGGCCTGATTCACCGTTGTAGGGAAATCCTATCCATTCATCATTCTCTGAAAAAACCTTAAACGCCTCATAAGTAGGTTTTGAAATGCCTCTCTTTCAAAATACTCATCAAGAAATGTAGAGGTGTTTTGTGTAAAAGTTTTTTTCTGAGGCGCACTTTTTTGAGGCGCTCCAACCAATGCGCTTTGCGCCATGACCCCACCCTTGAATTCGCAATGGTGGCAAAAGAAAACAATTTTATCGTAACTGATTTCAACTGACATTGGCCTATCATGTGAATCGTGCGGTGGTTGGCACTGAGGGCATTTTATTTTATGGTTTCCCTCATCTAAGTGCTTTACATTTAACCCATGCTTTTCTAGTAGTTCATCCTGCAAGATCATTTTTAGTTCTTCCTCTTGTTTGTCGTGGGGGGTTTGTATTCTGTATATTTAATGTATTGGAGGACACTGGTGGCCTAAGGGGGTGGACACTGGTGGCCTGAGTAGGGTGGACGCTGGTGTCCATACTAAGCCTATAAAGGTTCGTCATTCCAAGCCTCTTTCGTATCGTTATATAGCCTAAATCTTCAAGCGCAGAAATGCACCTGCGAACTGATCTATCAGACACTCCGCAAATTTCTCCAAGATGTTTTTCTGAAGGAAAGCATTGGTGCGTTCTTTTATTTGCATAGTTTGCAAGCATAAATAGAACGAGCTTTGTAGTAGGGTTTGGGCAGGGTAGAGGTCGAACCCAATTTATTGCATCTGTACTCATCAGCCCATAATGGGCTATATCAGAATTTATTGCAAGAGGTAAAAATCGTTAGGAGCTACATTTCCATCAGTAGCTTGATGAATTACTTTCATATCTTCAGGTCGGGGTATTCTTTGACCACTGCACCATTTAACCAGAGCGTGATAGCTAAAGCTACCAGAATAATCATTAGTCGCTCTTTCAAGAAATTGTTTTTGAGTCAATTTATTTTCTTTTAGCCAAGCTGATAATTTCATAAGTCTCACCTTTAGTTTCAGTATAGTATCAACAAAGAGCTTGCATATCAACCCAATTTGTCCCATAATTAGCCCACAAACTAATAAAAGGTGCGCGATGTATGAGCAAAAATTCCTTTGAAAACCACAATGTTGGACACTTGAGCGCAAGCTCAATCAACGAGTTTATAACCAACCCACAACGATGGATTCTCCATGTATCTGGCTATAGAGATAGATTTGGTATACCTGCTATGTGGAGAGGCACGGCAGTAGATAAGGCTATTACTATAGCTATAGAAGAGCCTGATGTAAGTGAAGCTCAGATTATAGAGTGGGCTGAAAACTCTTTTGATGAAGAATATAAAACTGCTGTTAATGATAAAGTTCCTGTGATGACAACAAGAGCAGAGTCAGAGCGCAGTAACCTATCAAGATACCTTGCCCCTGCAATACCACACTTCAGATCATTAGGTACACCATTAGCATCTCAGAAAAAGATAAAGCTTGAGCTTGATGAATTGCCTATACCTATTATTGGATACCTTGATCTTTTGTACGATGGCGTAGTGCGAGATATTAAAACGGTAAGCAGATTGCCAAACAAAGTTCCAACGGCAACCTGTAGACAGTTATCTATATACGCTACGGCTGAGAATTGCCACCCTATCGTTGATTATGTACACGCCAACAAAACAGCTTCTAAAGTTGTGGTTATGCCTGTAGATAATGTTGATGCCCACATGGTCGTTGTTAAACAAGCGGCTGAAAATATGATGCGGTTACTTAGCTACTCTGATGATATTGCTGAGATTGCAAGTCTAATGGTTCCTGACTTGGATGATTGGCGCTGGTCAGATGGAGAGAGAATTGCCGCAAGAAAACTTTGGAGAATATGATGAGATTCAGTTTTACAAAAAAAGAAACAATAATGATTCGTAAAAGCTTGAGTTTGATGGATGTAGAGTTGTCATCTGATGGATTGATAGATGAAAAAACTTTTGATGAAGAATCAAAAACATTAAATTCAGCCAGAAGAAAAATTATTTTAGCAATAATACAATCAGAAAAAAAGGTAACTAAAAATGAACGATAAACTAATTGCCGCATTAATAGAGGCACAAAAAACTATTACACACGCCAGCAAAGATGGCAAGAACCCTTATTTCAAAAGCGATTACGCTACCCTTGAGGAAGTAATAACAACCGTTAAACCACCGTTAAATGATAATGGTGTTATGTTCCAGCAGGTAACTCACCCATCAGATATTGGTGTATGTGTTGAGACTGTATTTTATGGGCATGGTGGAGAGTTACGCACTGGTGGATTTCATGTGCCAGCAGATAAGCGCGATCCACAGGGCTATGGTTCTGCGTTGACTTATGCAAAGCGTTATAGCCTATCTATGGCTTGCGGCATTGGACATCAGAAAGATGATGATGCTGAAACCGCTATGATTAAGCGAAAGAAAACAGATGAGGTTTATAAGATGCCAAAGCAAGCAGTTAAGAATGTTATGAAAGTAACAGCAGATGAAATGTCTGCACTGCTGGATGGCGATACCAATACCGTCTATAAAATTATGAAAAAAGATACTCTGATTCAGGCAACCACTGGAGAGAGTAGATTTTTAAACGAATGCAGAAAGCATCTAGCAACACCAGATAGCGATGCTTGCAAAGAAATATATTCTGATAGCAAAGAGTATATACAAAAGGCACATAGTAATAGCCCAGATGGGAGTGCCGTTCAATCTAGCTTTAACCAGCTAATTAATTTATATGAAAAATGAGGTGCATGATGATTAATAGTTTAACTCGCTGTTTAGTAGAAATAATGTCTGATGGTAAGCCTTGGACTTTTTGGGAACTGCAAGAAGAGATCAAGAGAAGGTACGATGTGTTTTATGGAGAGCCAACCATCAGCGCTGGCATAAGAGAGCTTAGAAGGCATAGCTCTAGGAAAAAATACGATTTGCCAATTACAGGTGAAATCATTACCAAAGAAAAAATAAAGACTTGGATGTATGGACAGGCTGTTCTTGCCAAGGGTTACAAATACAGATTAATTACCAATAACGAGGAAGCATCATGAGTGACAATGAAGATTTAAAAGGCGCGTTTTTTGTAGATGGCAACTGCCAGATAATGAGCAAAGGCACGATTACAATTAATGGAGCAACTAGATACTGTTCCCTTGTAAAAGCTCAGTCTCAAAAAGGCGAAGATATTTACGAAGTCGCGGTATCCGCTGGTAGGGTTTACGTCAATGCCCCAGAAGATAAACAAAATCCAAAGTCACCTGATGTAAGCGGCAAAATTACCATTGATGGACAGCCGTACAAATTTGGTGCTTGGAATAATGTCGCCAAGAGCGGACAGAATTATCTAGGCATATCTTTGTCAAAAAGCGATGGAGAAACACCTTACCCAAAGCAACAAGCGACAAACAACTTTAAGGATGATAATATCCCATTTTAAAACCCCTAGTAGTAATATTAACGCTCATCCCAGATGGGCGTTTTTTTTGAGGTCAAAGGTTTATGAAAAAAGATAGAGTTAAAGATCGTAAACATCTTGAGGCAATCTGCGAAATGGAATGTTGTGTCAAAGATATTTCATGTCAGGGACCTACTCAAGCGCACCATCTAATGAAGCCTTGGGTCGGTGGTCGGGGTATGGGAATGAGGGCAGATGACAGAAACGCTGTCCCACTCTGCTATTTTCATCACAGTCAATTGCATACAAAATTTGGCAATGAGTTTAAATTTTTCGCGCAACACTTCAGGTCTGAAACCTATGGACAAGAACTTGCAAAGTATCTTTACGAAAATAAATAAAAAATAAGTACGAAACGGGCTTTTTTTATTGTTAATGTATGCTATACTAAACTTGTTAAAACAAACTAACTAATAAAAGGTACTTAAAATGCAAAATTATTTCAGAACTCTAAACGCTACTCGCCAGATGCACGGAATGAATCAAGTTGCAAAAGGTGCAAAATTTTTAGATCAAGGTGCTTTGCGTAAAGCGTACAAGAGCGCTTTAAAAAGGCATCACGGTATAACCGCTGAAGCAAAGTTTATTATTAGCATTTATGAAG